TAGAAGAAAGGTAATAGAAGAAAGGTAATAGAAGAAAGGTAATAGAAGAAAGGTAATAGAAGAAAGGTAATAGAAGAAAGGTAATAGAAGAAAGGTATCACCGGGGAAAGGTATTGAGTATTAGGGGGTACTATATATTTTAGAATCGTGGCGTATTATGTTTCAATAATTAAATTAGATGCACCGCCACATAGATATTGTGTTTACCCGGCAAATCCTGATAATTATTGATACAATATTTAAGGTCAAGAGATAACCTAACACTTGACTAGAGCTAATAAACCAATAAATTCAATAACTTACGGCATAAAGCATTGATAATGCGCCATATTTTAGGCAGTGGGCAGGAGCCACCCCCCGTACCCACGTATACGTATACAGAGAAATACACAGATTAGGGAAATTAAGTGTTAACCACAAGGGTAAGTGTTAATACATATATAGGGTAGGTCAAATTATTGACACACAATATGTGCAATCAATGCATTTTAGGGGTTGACAGACCTCTATAAAGTATGATATAACTACTATATTAAATGTTAAACATTAAATGTTATTTAAAAAAAGTAAGATACATTAAATATAAACATTAAATGTTATTTAAAAAAAGTAAGATACATTAAATATAAACATTAAATGTTACTCAAGTAAAATATATTTGTATAGGAATTAATTCTTGACAAAACGTAAAAAATCTGTAAAACTATATACAGATAATGTACTTGATGCATTTTATAATGCTATAAAAACTAATACATTAGATAAATTACACATACCACACAGTGATGTCTTTTATGTAAGAGCAGCAGTAGAAGCATATTATGGTCGTTCCTTTACCTTAAAGCATGTAGAAGAAGCTATGAAAGCTGAAGGTTGGAAAGACAGGGACGATGTTTAAAACATTAATATTAGTATGTGCCTTAGATGTAGCAAACATAGATAATTGTTATATAGTGGAAGACGAGTATGGCCCTTATTCTACACGAGCAGAATGCGTACTACGTGCAGAAGAAATGCAACGAGAATTATCATATTACATATCTGAACCTGTAAAATCATATCACAAATGTGAGGCAAGTATTTAGCATGGCTATACCAGAGCGTGTCAAAAATAAGATGAAAGAGGAAGGGTTGTCTGGCGTTAACAAGCCGAAGCGTACTCCGAAACATCCTACGAAGTCTCACTGTGTTATGGCATCAGAAGATGGTAAGTATAAATTTATTCGCTTTGGTCAACAGGGCGTTAAAGGTGCAGGTAAGAATCCTACTACAGCGAAGGACAAGGCACGTAAGAAGTCGTATTATGCAAGGCATGATGCACAAGGTAAACCGACCACTAAGCTATCAGCTAAATATTGGTCGCATAAAGTTAAATGGTAAAGGAATAGACACATGGCTTCTAAAGATAAGACATTTATGGCATATGGTAGGAAAAGAACTTTTCGTGCAATAGATGGAAAGTATTATGAAATAAAAAATGGAAAAGTATCAAAAAATCCTTCAACTAGTTTTTTAGTTCTATCAAATTTACCTAAATTACCTACACCTACACCTAAACTTAAATCTGGCGTGACGGAAAAACCTAGAGGATTTATGACTGGGAAGCCTAGTGATAAAGTTGATAAACCAAACAAAATTGTAGGTGTATCAAGAGCTAAAACTTCCCCAGTTCCTACTTCACGCCCTAAAAATACTAATACTGTAACAGGTATGGGTGGAAGTGTTGATACACGTAAACCTACTGCTAAACCTACTGATAAAGCTGTACCTACTGGAATGGGTGATAGAAAATCTAAGACTACCACTAAACCAAAAGACGCTAAGAATCCTAATGCAGCATTTAATAAATCAAGAGCTAAACAAAGACTTGCAAGTAAAAAGCTAGAGAAGTTGAGCAATAAAACTGTAAGAGATACTAGCATTAAAGGTTTAAAAGATTTAAAGGCTAAACCTACGTCTAAACCTAAATCTCCTAATGCAAGCGCAATAAAATCTATACAGGAACGTAATGCAAACGCTAAAAGTCCTGTAAGTAAAATTATGTTAGGTAAGATTGAAAAAGAATTAAAGAAGGGCGGTAAGCCTGTATATAAAAATGGTAAGGTTGTAGGTGTTACTCACAAAGGTTTGATAGGAACTGTTTACACAGGTAGTTCAGCTTCTAACCCATTTAAAAAGAAGAAGAAATAAAATGGCAAACATGACTTTAACAAAAGCTAGGGAAATAGTAAAAGCTGTAAATGATGGTACAGCTTCTGATACGTACACTGACCAAGAAATAAAAAGTGCTAAAGCCAAAGTAGAAAGTCCAACAGAAGATAAAAAAATGGCAAAGGGTGGTATGGCTAAAGATAAGGTTACTGTAGTATCTATTGGTATTGGCACTATGAGTAAGAAAGATGCTAAGAAACTTGGTAAACCTAAAATGGCTGATGGTGGCATGGCATATGGTAAGAAGCATATGTATGCAGCAGGTGGTTCAGTTACAATGAACCCCGGTCTTAAAGCACTAAAGAAAGCAAGCCCTGAAGCATTTAATAAAATCACAGGTAAATAATAGTAATGTTAAATATACGCAAAGTAAAGACTGTAGCAAATAAGTTACGTAAAGCATCTAAAGCACACGCAGGTCAAGCCAAGGTGTTATCAGGAGTTGTGAAAAATGCTCAATCCAAGAGTGCCAAGAAAAAAAGGTCAACCAGCAAAAAGTAAAAAGCATAGTGACCTGTATACAGATGAAGACCCAAAGGGTACTATTAAGGGTTTAAAGTTTACTACAGTAAAAGATGCAGAGGCATCAGTACGTAAGATTAAAGCATCGAGTAGAAGTCACAATCACAAAACACAAGCAGCTATAGCTATGGAACAGAGAGCTAGAGTTGCAGGTAAAACTGCTGCAGCTAATGTATTTAGAAGATTTATAGAATCGCAGAAAAAGAAAACAAAAGCTCGTGCATCCAGTAGAAGCTGATATACGTAATTGGTCACATAACTTTCTTGAGATACCAAACGTAAAGTTAAATGGATTACCGCCTTGTCCTTATGCTAGAAAAGCATGGGCAGATAATCAAGTTAAGTTCAGTATTAATACAGGGCTTGATGGATTACGCGAAGAGATAGAAAAGTTTGATACTCATAAACATGATATTGTTGTATGGGCAGACGAAGATATGCCACCCATAGACTACTTAGATGGTTGGTGTGATGGAATGAATGAAGCATTCAGTGTAGCAGGTATTGATTTACACTTGATGGTATTTCATCCAGAGTACGATGCTAGTGAGGCAGGTCTTGACTTTTTAGACGAATCTGGTATAACTAGTGAAGAGTTAGTTTATTGTATGATTTTTGTACAAAGACTATCTATTTTAGACGATGCGGCAATAAGTTTAGAAAAGTCAGGGTACTATAAACATTTCCCTGAAGACACATATCAATCCCTAGTTATAGAGAGAAGGAAACTAAGAAATGGCAATGGGTAAAGCTAAGATGGCTAAAAAGAAAATGCGTGGCGGCGGCATGATGAAAACCAGAATGAAGGGTGGCGGCATGGCGAAGATGGCTAAGAAAAAGAAAATGAAGGGTGGCGGCATGGCGAAGATGGCTAAGAAAAAGAAGTAATGCCATTTATCGCAGATTCTAAAATACATGGTCATGGTGTATTTGCAGATAAGGAATACTCTAAGGGTGATACCATAGAGTTTTGCCCATATTTGATTACTGGTGAAGATGACATCTCAGAAGCATCAATCCTACATGACTACTTATTTGGTTCTCCATATGAAAATGATACTAACTTTTATGCTCCTTTGGGTTTTGGGATGGTCTATAATCATAGCTCAAATCCAAATGCCGAGTGGGAATTGTCCGATAGTGACGACAGGTTCATCAAGTTTTTTGCACTAAAAGACATTGGACGATATGAAGAGATACTACACGACTACGGAACAGATTATTGGGAAAGTAGAAAGAGCTAATGGCAAAACACTCTTTGGCTGATGCTTACTGGACTTTTTGGAGTAGGTTCTTTTTAAGAATTGCTAGACTAATAAGTAAGTTTAATCTTAAACTACACAAGTGGTCAGTAAATTGTATTGATAGAGTACGGATAAAATAGCTATGAGAAAAGTACCTAAGAAATCTACAGTAAATAAAGCAGGTAATTATACAAAACCAACAATGCGTAAAGGGCAGTTTAATCGTATTAAAGCTGGAAACAAAGGCGGTGCTTCAGGTCAATGGTCTGCACGTAAGGCACAGATGCTTGCAGTTGCATATAAGAAAGCTGGTGGCGGTTACAAATAATATGCATATCATAAAAGGAGAGAGTTATGATAGCGGAGACAATGGCAGGTATCGCACTTGTTAAGGCGAGTGTGGACGGAATAAAGAAAGCCATCACAACTTGTAATGACATTGGTGATATAGCAAAATATATAGATGGCATGTTCGAGGGCGAACAGCAAATACAAAAAATACGAAGCAAAGCACAGAAAGACCCATTTGCTGTAAATACTATTGCTGAAGAAACCATAAATGCTAAACTTGCTCAAGAACATATGCAAGAAATGAAGAACCTTATTAACATGAGGTTTGGTCCGGGCATTTGGGAAGGCATTATCGCTGAACGTGCTAAACGAATACAACAAGCTAAAGAAGCCGAAAAACAAGCACGTATAGCTAAACGTAAGAAACATGAGGCTTTAGTACACAATCTTGAAATAACAACTATTGTAGTTGTATGCAGTTGNATAGCTGTNGCAGCTTTAATAGGTTTAATTTTATTGGTATAATATGGCACTAAAGAAATCACAAAAAAGTTTAAAGCGTTGGAGTAAACAGGATTGGAGAACCAAAAGTGGGAAACCGTCCAGTAAAACTGGTGAACGGTATTTACCGTCAGCAGCTATCAAATCGTTATCGGCACAGGAATATTCGGCTACCTCGAAAGCTAAACGAGAAGGAACTAGAGCAGGTAAGCAGTTTGTATCCCAGCCTAAAAAAATAGCAAAGAAGACAGCGAGGTTTAGACGTGCTTAATATGCTGATAGGACCTGTAGCAGATTTAGCTAGTACATGGCTATCTGGTAAGGTAGAAGAGAAGAAAGCACAGTCAGCTACTAAGGTAGCTAGGGCGCAAGCTGAAGCTGTAGTAATGCAGAAGAAAGCTACTGGTGAGATAGACTGGGATTTGGAGATGGCTAAAGGTAGTCAGTCTTCATGGAAAGACGAATGGCTTACCATACTATTTAGTATTCCACTTATCCTAGCATTCATACCGGGAATGGAAGAGGTAGTAGCAAATGGGTTTGCTCAGTTGGAAGCAATGCCTCAATGGTATCAGTATAGTCTTGGTATTATTGTAGCTGCGTCTTTTGGTGTACGCAGTGCTACTAAATTCTTCGGAAAGAAATAATGAGTGCAACGACACTACTAGAGTACAAGATTCTACCACGATTAATGATGCTTGTAATGACGATAATGTATATACGAGTGATTGAGTGGGGAATTTCATTAGATGATATCAGTACACAACAAAGCGCAATGATATCTGTAGTTAGTGGTGCAATGACTGGTGCGTTTGCAGTTTGGTTAGGGTCTGAGAAAAAATGAAGTATGATAAACAAAAGTTTGTAGATAAACTAATTGCTCACGAAGGTCTGGTCTTAAAAGTATATAAAGATAGTTTAGGTATTGACACTATAGGTATTGGTAGAAATTTAAAAGATAGAGGAATAACTAAACAAGAGTTAGATTTTTTAGATATACCGTCTATGGATGCTGTATATGAGCATGGTATATCAGAACTAGATGCGTATTTTTTAGCAAATAATGATGTTAAAATTGTTGAAACAGAATTATTAAATAGGCATCCTTGCCTTAACGAATTAGATGCTGTACGTCAGCTTGTTTTAATGGACATGGCATTTAATATGGGCGTACCACGTTTATGTAAATTTAAAAAGATGTGGGCAGCTATACACGATAATGATTTTGCTACAGCCGCAAAAGAAATGCTTGATAGCAGATGGGCTAAACAAGTAAAAGGACGTGCTACAAAATTAGCACACGCTATGGCTAGTGGGGATATGATATGACCCACCACACTTCTCTCGGCTTAACCGATGCAGTGCAACAGTGTGGGTCTTTTTTTTGGGGAAGGGATGTGATATGACACGACAGTTAAACGATAGACAACAAAAGTTTCTTACAGTTCTTTTTGAAGAAGCAAATGGTGATGTAGTGCAAGCAAAGAAACTTGCAGGTTATGCAAACAATACTCCTACTACTTCTATAGTCAAAGGACTGAAAGATGAGATACTAGAAGCTACATCTATGTACATGGCACGTAATGCACCAAAGGCGGCAATGGCTATGACAGGTGCGCTGTATGACCCAACAGAACTAGGCATACGTGATAAGATGGCTGCCGCAAAAGAATTGTTAGACCGTTCAGGTTTGGTAAAGACTGAGAAGATGCAGGTAGAAGCAAGTGGTGGTGTTATGCTTATGCCACCTAAAGCAGTAAGTGAAGAGGATTAAATAATGTCAGATTTAGATGAAAGAAAAACTAAACTTCCACTAGATAAAGCTGTTGAAAAAATAACAGCAAAAGAAAAAGATGAGTATCAAAAAAAGCAGGGTGAAAATGTAACTCGTAAAGATTATGATGCTTACAAAAATAGTTTTTCGTCAGACAGTATGGCAAAGCCCTTGACTTTTTCTGACTATAAAGATATTGCAAGTTTTTATGGTAAGTCAATTACAAACGATGCAGACCTTTCTTTAATTGCAAAAGCTGGTATAGATACAGACAAGTATCGTAAGTCAAAACAATCCAAAGGCACACAAGATTTCCGCAAAGGTGGCATGGTTTTATCTACAGTAGACAACCGCAAAAACAAATGAGTAGAAGCATAGGCAAGTGGAAACTGCCACAGCCAACAGACATTAAAGAACAAAACGAATGGGTGCAGATACCTCGCATTGCTAGGACTGTACCATTCGGATATAAATTAAATGAAGAAGACCCTGACATTCTTGACCCCATACCAACAGAGTTAGATTTATTAGAAAAAGCTAGACAACATGTAAATCAATACAGCTACCGTGAAGTAGCAAACTGGTTAGTCACTAATAGTGGTAGAACCATATCTCATGTAGGATTAAGGAAACGGTTACAGAATGAGCGACAGCGTAAGAACCAAGTTGCAAGCATCCGCAAGTGGGCAGAATATGCGGAAAAGGCAATCGCCAAAGCGAAAGCCCTTGAAGAAGAAAGAACAGGTTCAAAAGCCTAAGATTATTGAGGACGTTTCATACGAAACAGAGTTTGAAGAAGAACACGCTAATGTGNTATTCAAGCCAAACNAAGGACCTCAAACTGACTTTCTAGCCGCAGGGGAACGTGAAGTATTATATGGTGGTTCAGCAGGTGGTGGTAAATCATACGCCATGTTAGCAGACCCACTACGCTATATGGGGCATCCAGCATTTAGTGGATTGCTGTTACGACATACAACAGAAGAACTTCGTGAACTTATCTTTAAGTCACAAGAGTTGTACCCAAAAATATGGCCCGGCATTAAGTGGTCGGAAAGAAAGATGCAGTGGACTGCTCCTTCTGGTGCGAGACTGTGGATGTCTTATCTTGATAGAGATGATGACGTTCTTCGCTATCAGGGTCTAGCGTTTAGCTGGATAGGCTTTGACGAGTTAACACAGTGGCAGTCGCCTTATGCATGGAATTACATGCGTTCTCGTCTTAGGTCTACTGCACCTGACTTGCCTATCTTTATGAGGGCTACAACTAACCCCGGTGGAAGAGGTCATGCTTGGGTTAAGAAAATGTTTATTGACCCATCGTCTTATGGAAGGGCATTTGATGCGACAGATATTGAAACAAATGAAGTTCTCAAATATCCAGCAGGGCATAGCAAAGCTGGGAAGGCTTTATTCAAAAGGCGTTTTATACCTGCTAGGCTATCTGATAACCCCTATCTCTCCGATACTGGTGACTACGAAGCAATGCTCTTGTCGCTCCCCGAACAGCAAAGACGACAACTACTGGACGGTGACTGGGATATTAAAGAAGGTGCAGCGTTCACAGAGTTTAATCGTGATGTTCATGTTGTTGAACCTTTTGATATTCCTAGCAATTGGGTTAAGTTTAGAGCATGTGATTATGGGTATGGCTCTTACAGTGGTGTTGTATGGTTTGCTGTCTCACCGTCTGAGCAACTTATTGTATACAGAGAACTGTACGTGTCAAAAGTCTTAGCCAGTGATTTAGCTGATATGGTATTAGATTTGGAAGCGGCAGATGGTAACATTAAGTATGGTGTCCTTGATAGTTCTCTTTGGCATAAGCGTGGTGATACTGGTCCTAGCCTTGCTGAACAAATGATACAAAAAGGTTGTAGGTGGCGACCTTCAGACAGAAGCAGAGGTAGTCGCGTTTCTGGCAAGAATGAAATACATAGACGACTACAAGTGGATGAATTTACGGAAGAGCCAAGACTTGTTTTCTTTAGTAGTTGCACAAACATTATCTCACAATTGCCATCATTGCCATTGGATAAGAAAAATCCAGAGGATATTGACACGAAAGCAGAAGACCACTTGTACGATGCAATGCGATATGGTATAATGTCACGACCACGATTTAGTATATTTGATTATGATTCCAGAGGTGGTATACCTCGTGGAATGCCAATAGCAGATTCAACATTTGGATATTAAGGATACCAAAATGGCAGAAGATGAAAATGTAATGATTGAAGATGATGCTATCGCATTAGAAGATGTAAGTAAAGATAGTGTTGCAGAAGAAGATTCTGACGTATCTTCTATAATACCTTTTATTCAAGATAGATATAGCAGAGCAGAAGATTATCGTTATCAAGATGAACAGCGTTGGTTAAAAGCATATCGTAATTATCGTGGACTATATGGACCTGACGTGCAGTTTAATGAAGCTGAAAAGTCTCGCGTATTTATTAAAGTTACTAAAACAAAAACTCTTGCTGCATATGGACAGATTGTTGATGTTCTTTTTGCTAACAATCGTTTTCCTTTATCTGTTGAACCTACGGAGTTACCAGAGGGTGTAGTAGCAGACGTACACTTTGACCCAAAAGAACCAGAACAATTGCGTGGTGATACATCACTAAGTAGCCCATATGGTTTTGCAGGAGATGGTAAAGACTTACCAGCAGGTGCTACAAAAAAGACACTAGAAGAAATGCTAGGCCCTTTAACAGAGAAATTAGACGGTATAGAGGGGCTTAAAGAAGGTGTAGGTAAAACACCTACGTCAGTTACTTTCAGCCCTGCTATGGTAGCTGCAAAGATGATGCAGAAGAAGATACATGACCAGCTAGAAGAATCTAGTGCAAGTAAGCATCTTCGTAACTCTGCATTTGAGATGGCATTATTTGGCACAGGCGTAATGAAAGGCCCTTTTGCAATAGACAAAGAATATCCTAATTGGAATGATGACGGTGAGTATGACCCAGTATTTAAAACAATGCCACAAGTTTCCCACGTTTCTGTCTGGAATTTTTATCCTGACCCTGATGCCAGTAATATGGATGAAGCGCAGTATGTTATTGAACGACACAAGATGTCAAGGTCGCAATTACGGAATCTCAAAAAAAGACCACTCTTCAGAGCAAATGTAATTGATGAAGTTATTGCGTTAGGTGAAAACTATGTTAAAGAATATTGGGAAGATGATTTATCGGATTACGCACCTGAACATGGAATAGAAAGATTTAATGTATTAGAATATTGGGGTATGGTAGACACGGATGCTTTAGAAGAAGCTGGTGTTGAAATACCTGAAGAACTAATGCAATTAGACGAGTTACAAGCTAACGTATGGATTTGTAATGGTAGACTATTACGTATGGTTCTTAATCCATTTAAACCTGCAAAGATTCCATATCATGCCTCACCATATGAATTAAACCCTTACTCATTCTTTGGTGTAGGTATTGCTGAGAACATGGACGATACACAGACATTAATGAATGGCTTTATGCGTATGGCTGTTGATAATGCTGTATTGTCAGGTAATCTTATTGTAGAAGTTGATGAGACTAACCTAGTGCCGGGACAAGACTTAACATTATATCCCGGAAAGGTGTTCCGTAGACAAGGTGGCGCACCCGGTCAAGCTATATTTGGTACTAAGTTCCCGAATGTATCTAGTGAGAACATGATGCTATTTGATAAGGCTCGGCAACTTGCAGATGAAAGCACAGGCTTTCCATCGTTTGCACACGGACAGACAGGTATATCAGGTGTAGGTAGAACAGCATCTGGTATATCTATGCTTATGAATGCTGCAGCAGGTGGTACAAAAACTGTTATAAAGAATGTAGATGATTATCTATTACGTCCTTTGGGAGAAGGATTGTTTAGATTTAATATGCAGTTTGATTACGACCCAGCAATTAAAGGTGACTTAGAGGTAAGAGCTAGAGGTACAGAAAGTCTTATGGCTAACGAAGTACGTAGTCAAAGATTGATGCAGTTCTTGCAAGTTGCAAGTAATCCAGCACTTGCACCGTTTGCTAAGTTTCAATACATTATTCGTGAGATTGCAAAGTCTATGGAGTTAGACCCTGACAAAGTTACTAACAATATGGATGAAGCTGCTATTCAAGCAGAATTGATGAAAGGCTTCCAACAAGAAACACAACCAGAGGCACAGGCTAATCCGTTAGACCCTACAGGTGCTGGTGGTGGTAACATAGGAACAGGTCAAGTACCTATTCCGGGCGAACAAGGATTTAGTGCAAATGGACAACAGCCGCAAGCAGACACTCAGCAACCTCAAAACGCTGGTCAACCACCCGAAGCAGTGGGAGGCATTCAGTAGTTATATTGATTTAACTATTGAACAGCATCAAAAACTTTTAGAACAAACAGACGATGCAATATTAATACACAGACAACAAGGTGCAATAGCTGTATTGCGTAAACTTAAAATGTTGAGAGATGAAGTTAATGGATGATAATGAATTTCTTGAATCCTTTGTAGATATACTAGAAGAAGTAGAAGGTAAAGAGGGTGGAGACACTACTACGAATATTTCTACTAGAAAGTTAGGAATTGTAAATACTTTAGGAGTAAACCCTGATGATTATTCTAATAATCCAAGAGGATTAGCAAAAGCAGTAGCCGAAAAAAATATTCAAGAATTAAAAAGAATAGGTGTAAACTGGGATGAGTTGCCTCTATCTATGAAATACAATGCATTAGATATGCAATTTAATGTTGGAAGTTTAAATGAAAAAGCAGAAAAGTATCTAGTAAATTTAAAAGCAGGAAACTATGCAGGTGCAATAAATGAAACATTGGATGCATTAAATGCAAGCGACCCTAAAGATGGAAAGTCAAGACCTGTAAAAGGTATAGCAGTAAGAAGAGCGTTGTTTTATAATTTAGCTGCTTCAGACCTTGGTATGCCAACAATAACAAGTGTTGATGCTGTAAATCAAGATAACGCTCAAAAGAGTGCAGAGTTTACTTATGCTTTAAGTGATGGTAATACCATAGTAAAACCTTTTAAGGTTATGTCACTACATAGTAAAAGCGTAGGCGGTATTACTAAAATTCCACAGGGGTTTAAAAAGGAAGTTGTTGTTTACCCAGATAATAACCCAGATAATAACCCAGATAATAACCAAGATAATAACTTATCAGATGTTGACCCTACTAACGAGCTTACTCCTGAAGCAACGGATACATCAAACGTAACTGATGAAAAAACCATAAGAGATACAGGTCTGACTATAAAAGACACGGAAAAACCATCGGGTAAGTATCCGTTTATACCAGACTTTCTGGAAAATTTGTTTTCCCCTAGCGAAGAAAATCCAGAACCTATTATACCACAAAGTGTACAAGAGGCTGAAAACTTTGATGCAGTTCGTAAGATGCATTCAGAAAAAAACTTTAATGAAGGTGGAGCAGTACCTATGAAAGAACAAATGAGTATGTTTGAAGATGGCGGTCTTATGGATGAGGGTAATACAATAGACCCCATATCTGGTAATGATGTACCACCCGGTTCAACACAAGAAGAAGTAAGAGATGATATACCTGCACAACTAAGTGAAGGTGAGTTTGTATTTCCTGCTGATGTAGTACGTTACATTGGTCTTGAAAAGTTAATGCAGATGCGTCAGCAAGCCAAGATGGGTTTGCAGACTATGGATGACATGGGGCAGATGGGCAATAGTGATGAAGCTATTATGTCAGATACTATACCTTTTGAACTTTCAGACCTTGACATACAAGACGAAACGGAGTATAATAACGACACCGTAGAAATGGCAACAGGTGGATTAACAGGCCCTGCTACAGGTATCGCAGGTTTTGTACCATCACAAGTACCTGCTACATCCTTTGTACAACAACCACAAGCACCAGTAACAGTACCTGCCCCACAACAGGCTACAACTGTAGCACCAAAACAGCAACAAACTCCTACATTTACACCTGAAGATATGAAAGACGTATCCTACTCTAATTTATTTAGTAATTCAGAATCTGCACCACAGACTTTAGATATAATTAATCCAACAACAGGTGAACGCAGAACAATAACATTTATTCCCGGTGTAACACCAATACCAGAAGGTTTTATAAAAGCTAGTGAATCTACTGCACCTGCTCAAGAAACATCTGTAACACCTACTGTAGGTCAGGCACAAGTTAGGGAAGAAACTAGGGATGAT